GTTGCCGCCTCCCTGGTTGCCGACACCCTGGTTACCGCCGCCCTGGTTGCCACCACCCTGGTTGCCACCACCCTGGTTGCCGCTACCCTGGTTACCGCCGCCCTCGTTGCCGCCTCCCTGGTTGCCGCCACCCTGGTTGCCACCACCCTGGTTGCCGCCGCCCTGGTTGCCCCCACCTTGGTTGCCGCCACCCTGCTTACCACCACCCTCGTTGCCACTACCCTGGTTGCCGCCCTGGTTACCACCACCCTGGTTGCCGCCGCCCTGATTGCCACCAGCCTGGTTGCCGGCACCCTGGTTGCCGCCGCCCTGATTGCCACCAGCCTGGTTGCCGGCACCCTGGTTCTGATTACCACCGTCCCGGTTCTCGTCGCCCTGGCTATCACCACCGCGCGGACCGCCACCCCTTTGGCCATGGTGATCCTTCAGACCGTTACCGCGAGGGCCATCGCCGTTTGAGTTGTGGTGATCGCTGGGACCATCGCCGCGCGGACCATCCCCCTTAGACCGTTGGTGTTCCATCGCACCACTGCCGCGCGGGCCGTCGCCGTGGGACCCGTCACCCTTCAGGCCGTAGTGGTTCTTCGGACCTTCACCCTTCGGACCTTGGTGACCTTTAGGACCGTCGCCGGGTTGGCCATGATCCTTGGGGCCGTGACCGCCCCTCGCGCCGTCGTCGTGTCCCCCCCTGTGATCCCCGCTACTGCCGCCGCCTTCACCGTTGCCATTGCTACCGTCGCCATCGCCGGTGCTCCCAGAACCTTCGCCCGTAGTGCCGGTACCGCCGCCTCCGTTACCGCCGCTCTCGCTCGCGCCGCTTTCGTTGCTACCACTGCTTCCGACGTGGCCGCTACCGGTGTTGGAACCGTCGCCATTGCCTCCTCCCGAGGAATTTCTGGCGGTCGGTCTGCCTCCCAGCAGTTCGTTACCGTGATGATCGGGATCGGCAAAAGAATTGAGATTGATAGACGCTACCGGGCCGCACAATCGCTCCTCAATCGTGCCCGGCCGCACCGTCTGACAATTGAGCCGCTGGCTCCGCGCATTTGCAAGGCTGGTTCCGGCAAGAAGAAAAACAATGCCGGCAGAAATCGTCAGTAAGTCTTTACGCATAGTTACTCACTCCCACAGTTAACAGAGCGTTAACGGAGAGATTTATACAGTTCTAATAAAGTAAAAAGAAGGATAATCTTCGCAATTCAAGTGTAGAACGTTAGTATATAGTTAACCTTTAAAATATAAATTTCTAATTAAATGCGGCAGCCTAAAGTGTATAATTGACCGTCCAGCACTCAGCCGAAGGGATGTTTTCGATGCGAGCCTTTGCAGCCTTCGCAGCGTTCACTCTTGTCTTCACAGCGCTTACGGGTCTGAGCTATGCAGGATCCACCCTTCGCGCATCACGCTCGATCGGAGCGCCGATTGGCTTTCCCTCTGCATGCGCGCGCTATGCTTGGCTTTGTCATGGCAGCGGCGGTCGCCAGATGCCCGATGAAGAGGCTATGCCTTTGCTCCAAAAGGTGAATCGCGAGGTCAATGCCATCGTCGCGCCGGCGACGGACGCACAGACATCAGGAAAATCCGAATACTGGTCGCTGCCCGTAAATAACAAAGGCGACTGCGAAGACTATGCTCTGCTGAAACTGAAAACGCTGCTCGGCGCCGGCTTTGCATCGAACAAGCTGGCGCTCTCGGTCGTAATCGACCGCGGCGGTAACAACCATATCGTCCTGCTGGCGCGACTGAGGTCAGGCGACTATGTACTCGACAACCTCGCAGGGAAAGTAAAACCCTGGGAGGAGACAGGATATACTTTCCTTGCGAGCCAAAATTTCAACAACAAAAGTGCCTGGCAAGTGACACTGGCCGGTCCGAGAGCAAGCCAATTCTCCGGAACGTAGGGAAGCGGAATTCCGCGATTCTCAAATGGCTGGCGAGCCAAGCGCCCTTTGATGCGCCCGGGCGATGCTAATGGACCGACGGGTCCTCTTCTTCCAGAAATGTTCTGATCCCCTCGCGCGCGATGGTCGCCAGAAACTCATCAAATGCCTCGCGATCCGTGGCGAAGGGCTCCTCCCATTCGATAAGATCCTCGTGCTGGGTCACCACTTCCATTTTCCAGTCGCCGTTCGTGCCTGCCGGGCGGAAGATATCGACGAGCACCGTCACACCGTCATCGGTAAACTCACCAGCGAGGTCGGAATGCTCCAGTTTCGGCTTCTTCGCCATTCTCAAATCCCATCCGTGAATTTTTCGAGCAATCTAGCGGTAGCGATGACACCTGCAGGTCGATCATCGTGCATAGCGTGCGCGACGGAGAAAGGCCCGATGCCGAAGTTTATGGAAAATTCCACAGAAGAAAATGCGTCATGCCCGGCCTGAGAGATAGGTGACGTTTTGTACCGGAGACATGGTGTTGGACTGCACCCCTTGGTGAGACAGCAATCAGTAACAGTTCTCCTGGCTGTGAATTGCGTCTGGTGTCTCTTGCCGCTGTTGCGAGAGACTGGCTTCGTAAGCGTCCGGCGCGAGATAGTCGAGGGCCGAGTGCAGGCGCTGCCGGTTGTAGACCACCTCGATGAATTCGCCGATCCTGGTCCTTGCATCGTCCAGGCCGCGATACGCCTGGCCATCCACCTCCTCTTCCTTCAGGGTCTTCATGAATCTTTCGGCCTTCGCGTTGTCGTAGGGATTGCCGACGCGGCTCATGCTCGGCTGGATGCCATGAACTGCAAGTCGTGCCGCATAGTCGGCGAAGGCATATTGGACGCCGCGGTCGCTATGGTGAATGACGCTATCGGGTCGCGGCCGGGCCGCGACCGCCATGTTGAGCGCCGCAATGGCAAGGTCCGCTTCAGATGGGTTGCAATAGCCCAGCCGATGACCTTGCGGCTGAAGGCATCGAGGACGATCGCCAGGAATGCGAACTCTTCGGCGAGATGGACATAGGTGATGTCGGCGACCCGAGCTGATCGATATCGGTCAGCTGAAGACCTCGGGCAGGGTTGGGCACGATACACAAGTCATGCCTGGAGTCGGTTGTCATCGGCACGAACGGGGATTTGCGCAAACACAGCAGATTATCCTCCCGCATCAGGCGCAGCACGCGTTTGTGGTTGGCACGCCAGCCTTCTCGGCTCAAAAGCACGGCGTTTCTCCGGTAGCGTAATGCCGGTTGGCGAGCGCCAGGCGTTGGAGAGGTCGCGCAGCCCCATTTCTTCCCTGCGCGGCCCCGTCGCCTGCCAATGACGATAGTAGCCCGCGCGGCTCGCCCCAGCCAGCCGGCACATTCGTTCCACACTGATCTTGCCTTGCAGTCCGGACGCCATCATCGCTTCGATGAGCGTGTAGATGCCGTCCCGCCAGGCTTGCCGCTCCGCTGGCGTGCTGTCTCGACGTGCTGCAAGGCTTTTTGAAAAAAATCAATATCGGCCGCTTGCTGGCCGACAAGCCGCTCCAGCTCCGCAATCCGTGCAAGCGCCCACAGTCCACCATGTCCTAGGGACGATCTGTTACCTATGTCTCCGGGTCGGACACAAACATTTGACTGGTAGCGGAGGTCCGTTCTGGTCATTTTAGCCGAACGGAAACCACTGATATCATTGATCTTGGCACGTGGCAGGAAGCGCTTTTGAGCGCAATCCGTTCTTACGAGCAAGAGACACCCCAATGAAAATCTTATCACTCAAAGCTGCCCCGCCAGGGAGCGGCAACGTTCTCGCGCGCTTCGACGCCGAGCTCGCACCGGGAATCAAGGCGTACGGCCTAAAACTGGTTCAAGCACGGTCAGGACTTCGCGTCTTTGCCCCATCCATCGCCGGCGGCAGCGCCGTCACCTTCGCACCTGAAGTCGCCAACAAACTCGCCGCAATAGCCGAGAGGGAAGTCGCCCGATATGACAGTAGCAACCGCGCAGCCTAAAACAGACAGCCCCACCATCGCGGACCTTCGCCGCAAACTGATTGAGAACGGATACCGCATTACCGCAGCCGACGGCAAACGTCCGCTCGCTGACAACTGGCAGCAAACCGTCCTGACCGTCGATGAGGTCGAAGACTACACCCGCCACTACCGCAGCCAGACGAACACCGGAATCGTCTGCGCCAACGTCATAGGCATCGACATCGATGCCCCCGACCATGATGTCTGCGCCGCACTCGTCGTCGCCCTAAGCGAGATCATCCCCGAAGCAATGGACGCTCCCACGCGGTTCGGCAACAAGCCGAAACGGCTTCACCTCGTCCGCACCGCGGAACCGCAGCCAAAGGTGCAGTCCGATGCCTATCTGGTCAACGGCATCAAGCACCAGGTAGAATTTTTCGGCGAACGGTCGCAATTTATCGGCTACGGCGCGCATCCCGACACCGGCCGCGATTATGAGTGGATCAACGGCAACCCGCTTGATGTCCCTGTCTCCGACCTTCCTATTGTCACGCCCGAACAGCTTCACGCCTATCGATCAAGGGTCGAAGAGATCCTTGCGGCACGTGGTGAGCTCAACAAGCGCGGAAGCCGCACGCCAGCTAACGACAACCGACCTGCACCTGTCGTCACCACCATTGGCGATGGGCCATGGGCTGACGTGAAGGCGCGCGCGTTCGGCAATCTCGATGCATGGGTGCCCGCGTTAGGTCTGGAAGGCCTGAAGCGTTACGACGCTGGCTTCAAGGCTGTCGCCAGCTTCCGCCCTTCGACTGGTACGCGCAAGAAGCGGGAACGTTCGCTCAGCATCCAGCCCGTAGGGATTTTCGACCATGCGCCGCAGCAGGCTTACTCCCCGATCGACCTCGTTGCCGTCTGCCTCGGGCTCTCGCCAGCGGAGGCCGTTGACTGGCTAAAGGCACGCGTCGGGGGTGGCGAACGCGAAGACTGGGGTTCAACGGAGGCACATGAAAAAGCGATGAGGCTGGCAGCCACGGCGAAGACAAAAACGGCACCGTTGCCTGCTGCGGCGAATGATGACGAACCGCTCGAAGACGACCAGCCCGCGGATCTTCCGCCCATGCATCCGGTGCCGTTCACGTCCGAGGCTGCGGGAGGACTTATCGGCGAAATAGCGGACTGGATACTGGCTACCTCGCGTCGCAAGGTGCCTGAATTCGCCGTGATGGCCGGAATTGCCTTCATGTCGGCGTTCTACGGGCGCCGCGTGGTTGGGCCGACCGATGCTGGCGTCAATTTGTACATCAATGGCATTGCCGGCCCTGGCTTCGGCAAGGAAGCGCCACAGCAACGACTGAGCACCTTGCTGTCGGATACCGGCCTGTCGTTCATGCAGGGACCGGGCGAAGTCACCAGCGCCAGGGCAATCGAGAAGGTGATGAGGCGCTGCCCTGTCACGCTCATGTTGTGGGATGAAATGGGCGAGGTACTGGAATCGGTGAACTCAAGCGGCAGCGGCAACTGGGCCAAGACGATCCGCAAGGCAATGCTCGAAGTCTACAGTAAGTCGACTGGCGTTTGGACTTGTAAGGAAGACGCCAATCAGGAGTCGGTGGCTAAGCCGATTTATGCGCCGGCGCTGACCATCATGGGAATGTCGACGCCTGTAACGTTCTTCGGCGGATTGTCTGAGAAAAACCTCTCTGACGGCTTCGTCGCGCGAATGCTGTTTATTGCGCCAAGCGATAGGATAAGGGCAAATCCGAAGGATGGCGGCCTGAATGCTCCATCCAAGCTTGTAGATGCCGTCGCGGCGGCGGGGAAAGCCTTTTCCTGGCCTGGGATGGATGCGCAAGGAAAGTGGCGGCAAGCCGATTTCAAGCCGTCGTTTGCAACGGTTCCGTGGGCCGACGAAAGCGCCGAGCAAGCATGGCTCGCCATCGAAGACTGGCAGATAGATGAATGCGAGCGCGATGCTTCGCGCGACGGCATTATCGGACGCGCCGCGGAAAACACGGTGAAACTCGCGACTCTGCGCGCGCTTAGTCGCTCGCCTGCTAATGCCGCGGTCACAGCCGAGGACGTCAGTTGGGCTTGGGGGATTGTTCACGCCAGCATTCGAGCGGTTGAAGAAGGCGTGGACCATTACATGTCGTCGTCTACATTCGAAGAACTGTGCAAGGCGATCCTCGATTATCTTCGCACTCACCGCAGTGGGAAGATGTACAAGTCAAAGCTGCTCGAGAAGAAGCGCATAGCCAAGCACGACGACCGTGCCGTCAACAGCGCGCTGGACCGTCTGAAGGCTACAGGCGCAATCACCGTCGACGGTGCCGTGGTTGCCCTCGTGCCGCGCACAGGTCGGTAGCCTGATTTCCTAAGTCGCTTCCTATTTCCTGACAGGGTGCACGTGTTTCTGTGCACCCTACCGGGAAATCAGGAAGAAATCAGGAAGAGCCGTACAGGCGTAAGTAATTGAAATACATATATATATTATAACTTCCTCCTGATTTCCTACATTTCCTGACATCTCCGGATTCGCCCCTTTCCACCGGGATATCCCTATAGGCGGGAAATTCAGGAAATCAGGAAATCGCACATGTAAGGAGCCACCATGGAAGCAGAAGTAGAAGCCGAGACGGACACCGAAAGCACAGCACGTCGTAGCTACACGACAGCCAGCGGCATCACCATGCGACGCATCACCTGGCATGAGCTCTACCATTGGCGCCCCGATCTGCGGCCAGCCAATGACAACGTCCATCCGGCCAAAGCAGCATAGCAGCCCTTGACGCTCGTCGACGCTCCACGGTTAGTGGAATGGTTGTGGTGCTTAGTGCGCCACTACCACCGGGGGCTGGGTCTCGACTTTGCCAAAACGGCCCGGAACCGGCGGTCCCGGATCGCTCAAGATGGTACTGAATTGGAGCATTCCATAGCAGTGGAATGTAGTGTTGCGCAATTGCAACTATCCTGCGCTCGCTGGCGCCAACATACTACATATAGTGCCTAGCCTCATAAAAAAGACTATGTATAGTTGTACAATTCCCAAATTGAAATCAGAGCCGCGCCAAGCGGCCAGGGCCAACTTCACTCGGGGAACCAAATTGACCTTCAATCGATTCACCGCCATCGCGAGCGGTCACAAGCTTTACACGTCTTCCAAAACTCTGAAGGCATGGGGCGCTGGCGGCCCGCGTGCCTTGATGGCAGCCAATGACAACTACGAGACGCGCGGCAAGCCCGTCACATGGCCAGCAGTGGCTGGCGACTGGACAACGGCTCTGCCGGCTGCAACGGCGACCGCAGCAGAGCGCGAGCCGCAGCAGCCTAAACAGCACTGGCTCGATGGCCGGCTTTGCCGATTTCCTAAGACTATTACCGGCGGCAAGTGGGGGCGTCCCGTTGGTGCGCCTCCAGCGAACGACAACACCCCTCGCCGCAATGTCGTCCGCCTGCCAAACGACGGCCCGACGAGCGAATGGCTCGCCGAACGCAACGCTGCCGGTTTTGCCGTCGACTATGGCCAGGAGGGCAATCGCATCGAGCGCGCGCTCGTCAAAGAAGCGTCGCCCTTGGTCGGCGCTCTGCGGCAGGTCACGGAGTTGATGCGGCCGCCGGTAATAGCAGCCAACGATAACGAGCCTGCGAATGATGATGGCGAGGCGGTGAACGCCGGCAAAGGCCATGAGAGGGCGCATAACCAGGGTAGCATCACACCGTCGATTCCGATGCTCTTGAAGGCCTACGAAGACGGCATGGACTCAGGAGTGCGGGAAGTTCGCGATGGCTGGCATCGCATCGGCTCGACCGACGGCAAACGCAAACTCACCGGCCTTATCTTCCTCAACGGCGAACTCATCGCATACGGCGACAACAAGGGGCGCAAGCGCCGGCCCGACTACAACACCAAAATCGCCGAGGCAGTCGTCGACCAAGAGTCCGAGACTGCCAAGCATGTCGCCGCGCAGCCCGCGGAAAACCGCACCTACGTCCGACTTGCCGGCCGTGAGCGCTACATATCGAGCCAGCGGCCAGACGCGCCAGGCTCAATCGCGCCAGCACAACGAACGGCGCGCGCAGCAGCCAACGACAACGAGCTTCAGGCCGCGATTGCCAACACGCCAGTGATGCCGCCAGTCAAGAAACTGCCCGACGGCGTGGCCGCTGAATATGGACGGCTTGCCGGCGTTGCTGAAGCCAAAGGCGTCGGCGAGGGCAAATCATCGGCGCCGATGCATGACGCACTTTCAGAGCTCGAGCGGCAGGAGGAGCTTGCCGCGGCTGGTTTCCACGCCGAAGACTTGGTGGTTGTCGAATCCATCATGTCGGATGCGAGTTTCCGCACCATCGGACTGCAGCACGGCTATGCAGAATCGTCCGCACATCGGATGGGCCGTAAAGTCGTCGAAGGCGTGCTGACGCGCATTTCAGAAAAAATTGCCGCTTAGTACCACTTCGCGTGGAATTGAACCCTCTTGTATATGAGGGTTCTTCCCCGAGCCCAGATTGGCGCGCGCCGCTTGTTATACAGGTGGCGCTCGCCTCTCTTTTTGTCTCTGACCACGGATGTACTGGCAGCGGCAAAATCCATCCCGGCGCTTCGGGTTCGCCGGTTGATCCCCCACCTGCGCCGCTCCTAAGCGGCTGCGGGTCGGGCGGTTTTTTTATGTCCAATCGAAATTCTTTCACTGGAAAGGAGGGCCGCATGGCCTGGGAAACTCGTGACCTCACGGTCGCCGAGGCCGCCAACATGAGCGGCCTTCACCGCGCAACGCTTGACGTCATCATTCATCGCGCTCGTCATCTGGATGTGCTCTTCTCGGAACGGCGTAAACATCGACGCTGGTTCAGCCCAAAAGACATCGCGGTGCTTCGCGTCGCCTACGATCTTGAGCGCGCCGGCCGAGACTGGGCCACGGCACTTGCTCAGAGCTACGAGCATCTGAGCCAAACACCGCCGCACGATGCGCTGCTTATCGTGCCCGTCATGAGCGTTTCGGCACGCTCTGGCCGCGTCGTCACCGGTCTTAAAGACATCACACCCACCGCAAGCTTCATCACGTTGCCTATCGGCAAGATTGCCGCGGAGATCCAAGCACGGTGCAAACAACTTCAGGAGGCGCCAAGTGTGGCCGTTCAAAACTAAAGCCGCCCCAGCAGCGGCGCCCATCGAAACCAAAGCCAGCGGCACCAGCGTGCCCGAAGATTGGCTGACTGAGCTCTTCACCGGCTCGGTTGTTGGTTCGCCGGCGGTAAGCGCTGCAACGGCGCTGACGGTGCCGGCCGTGTCTGCCGCAGTTCGCACCATCAGCGAGGCAGCCGCCACGCTCCAAGTCATCGTCGAGCGCAAAGACGGCGAGAACTGGGTGCAGGACAATGACCATCCTGCAGCCGCGCTGCTCCGCGGCGACGTGAACGACTGGACATCGGGCTTTGAGCTCGTCCGCGATCTCGTGTCGGAAGCGCTGACGAAGGATGCTGGCGGCCTGGCGTGGGTGAACCGCGTCGGCGGAAAGCCGATGGAGATCGTTCATTACGATAGCGGTTGCATCACCGTGCAGACGGCCGAAACCGGAGAACCAACTTACCGGCTCAACGGCAACCTGCTCAACCCCGCTGACGTCATCCACCTTCGCGGCCCCTTCTCTCGCTGCCCGCTCACCTTGGCGCGAGAAGCCATCGGCGCCGCGATGTCGATGGAAATGCACGCCTCTCGCACATTCGCCAACGGTGCCAAGCCAGGCGGCGTGCTGTCGATCGAGGGCAAGCTGACTGCTGAAACCGCAACTAGGATCGGCACTGCATGGAAGGCAGCGCACGGCGGCACGAAGACTGGCGGCGTGGCAGTTCTCGATAACAATGGCAAGTATATTCCTGTGTCTTTGACGAGCACGGATGCGCAGTTCATCGAGAATCGTCGATTCCAAGTGGAAGAAATCGCAAGAGCATTCAACATCAGCGTGACGTTGCTTGGCGATCTGACACGCGCGACATGGTCTAACCTTGAAAGCAAGAACCGCGAGTTTCTTGTTTACACGCTGGAACCATGGCTGCAGGCGCTTGAAGGTGCTTTGCGGCGCGCACTGTTCATGCCGGAAGAGCGGCGAGAATGGCGCATCCGGTTTGAACGTGACGACCTCACGCGTGCTTCGATCGGCGATCGGGCCACCGCTTACTCTTCGTTGATTGCGTCGCGCGTCATCAATCCGAACACGGCACGTCATTGGGAAGGGCTTCCGCCATACACCGACGGCGAGACCTATGCCAACCCGGCAATCACGCCTGGAGCGGCTGCGAACGACAACAAACCTAAACCAAAACCAAAGGAGGCCGCCGCGTGAGCGTCGCCACCGTCCACGGTTCGATCTTCGAGATCGATACGAAGGCTGTCAGTGATGACGGCCTTTTTCATGGGTACGCATCCGCATGGGGCGTCCTCGATAGCCACAGGGACATCGTCACCAAAGGCGCCTTCAACAAGAGCCTTGCCGCACGACCGGCAGCGAAGGTGAAGATGCTTCGCGGTCACGACCAGTCCGAGCCTATCGGCATCTGGGATTCCCTTGTCGAAGACGAGCGCGGACTCAAGGCTACGGGCCGCCTAATCCTCGACACCGCCAAGGGACGCGAGACGCATGCGCTGATGAAAGCCGGCGCTCTCGATGGCCTCTCGATCGGATTCCGAACGGTCAAGGACCGAATGGACCGGACCAAAGGTGCGCGGGTCCTCGAGGAAATCGACCTCTGGGAAATCAGTGTGGTCACCTTTCCAAGCAACCCCCAGTCGACCGTTACGGCGGTCAAAACTTCGGCCAGCGACATGTCACTTCGCGAACTGGTTGAAGCCATCAACGGCGCTCGCGCCACCATCAGAAAGTAGGATCCTATATGACCAATCTCGCATTCAAGCTTGAAACGAAGTCCGCTTCCGACGTTGACCCGATTGAGGAAGTCAAGTCTGCACTCGACGGCCTCGCCAACGACGTGAAGACCAAGCTGGCCGCAAACGACAACATCGCCGATCGCCTCGCCAAGCTCGAAGCCAAGGCAAACCGCCCCGCTGGCGGCGCTGCAAACGACAACAACGAGAACATCGAAGCGAAGGCGCTCAACACCTTCCTGCGCAGCGGCGCTGCCGCACTCGATGCTGACGAGCGCAAGACGCTCAATATCGGCACGCCTTCGGCCGGCGGTTACGCTACGGCGCCGGAATACAGCACGACCATCGTCGAGAAGCTGACGCAGTTCTCGCCCATGCGTTCGGTCGCTGCCGTCATGTCAATCGGCACGTCGAAGGTCTACATTCCGAAGGAAGCCACGCACCTCGCTGGCGGATGGGTTACCGAGACCGGCGCTCGCCCCTCGTCTGAGCCGACCTTCGATCAGGTCGAAATCAACGCTTACGAGCATGCGGTTATCGTTCCGGTTTCGCTGCAGCTCATCGAAGACTCCTTCGTCGATCTCCAGGCATACATCGCCGGCATGATTGCCAAGCAGTTCGGCAAGGCCGAGGCCACCGCTTTCGTTACCGGCGACGGCAACGGCAAGCCGCTTGGCTTCCTCGACTCGACCCTTCTGGCTGGCTATCAGACCGTCACCGCGGCACAGGCTGGCACCAACCTCGTGGAAAAGCTTATCGAGCTCCACTACAGCCTGCCGACCGCCTATGCGCAGAACGCATCGTGGGCGATGAACCGGAAGACGATGGGCGTTATCCGCGCTGCACTCGACACCTCGTCGAAGGGCACTCTGTGGAGCGACAGCCTCGCCAACGGCACGCCTGCGACCCTGATGGGCCGTCCGATCGCTGAAATGCCGGATATGGCAGACTTCGCGCCGGCCGTTGCTGCCGATACCTATCCGGTTGCCTTCGGTGACTTCTCGTCTGGCTACCAGATCGTTGACCGTGTTGGCGTGCAGATCATGCGCGACGACTACACCGGCGCCGACAACGGCATCGTGAAGATCCGCGCGCGTCGCCGCGTCGGTGGCAAGCTCGTGAACGCGGAAGCGATCGCGCTGCTCAAGTCCGACACGCCGTAATCTGGAAGGGGCGCCTTAGGGGCGCCCCGTTCACCATGCCCCGGAAAACACCCCGTATTTGCACTTGTGGTCGCGTCGTGCCTGCTGGCCAGCAATGCGTCTGCGCAAGAGCCAGGAAGGCCGCCAGTGATGCGGCTAGGCCAACGGCTGCGTCCCGCGGCTACGACGCCGAATGGCGAGCGGCACGCGCTAAGCACCTGGCTCGGTTCTCTGATTGTGTCGAATGCGGCGAGCGCGCGACACTGGTCGACCACGTCGAGAGCATCCGTAAGGCGCCACATCGGCGCCTGGACCCCACAAACTTCGCCAGCATGTGCGCCACCTGTCACGGCCGTAAGACTGCGGCTGTCGACGGCTCTTTCGGGCGAAAGTAATCAACCAACAAGAGGAGAGAAAAGCGATGAGAGATGAATACGATTCCAGTTCAAGAATTCGAAGCGGAGTACCGCGTGAAGTACAGCGGCGGGAAGGTCGAGTGGTTTCCTTGCCGTGTCGTCGGAGTACATGTCCCCGATGCTTGGAGCCAAGGGAATTTCGTCATCCTAACCGAGGATGAAGACGGTGTTTCCTACGTCGGAACAGCAGATGCAATCATCAGAAGTTGAGATTACACCTGAAAGGAACCATTAATGGATTTGATTACGCTCGCGCAGTTCAAAGCGCATGCCCGTATCGACGGCACGGATGAAGATGCCGCCGCGCAAGTCAAGGTGGACGCTGCGAATAGCTACGTCACGAGCTTCCTTGGAACTCTTCCCGTCGATTACGTGGCCCCCGACGAGCTCGTACAGGCGACGCTAATGGTTGCTTCTACGTTTTGGGAGCACAGAGAGAACACCTTCGCCGGTAGCATCGCCGAGATCCCGCTCGACGCGGCGGAGATCATCGCTAACCACCGCGAGTGGTCCTTCTGATGGCCGCGACCGCAGGGGAACTCCGGCACAAAATCGACCTGCAGGTCCGGAGCCTCGTTGACGATGGTTATGGCAATGAAATTGCCGGCCCGTTCGAAACGCAAGCCACGGTGCGCGCCAAGTTCCACTTCCTTCGCGGCGGCGAAGAGGTCTTTGCGGGCCGTCTAGCCGGCAAGCAACCCGCCATCATCACGGTTCGGCAGAACGCTGCAACCCGCGCACTGACGCCCTCTTGGCGCATCGTCACAAGTGACGGCGCAGAGTGGAACATCCGCTCGATTGCCGACCCTGACGGCCGCCGCGCCTGGCTCGAAATCCTCGCCGAAAAGGGCGTCGCGACTTAACGCGCGCCCTTCCACAGACCAAATCATAGGAAAGAAAACGATGAAGATTGAACTGCTCGGAATCAACATTCAGAGGAATCCGGACTGGGACCGTTCGTTCACGATCATGGGTTTCGGCGACGTCACCATTCCCGATCTCGAAATCACATTGCGCGGCTGCGCACTGGCTCGAAAGAACGGCCAAGTGCACGCGTTGCCGCCGAAAGTTGCCGGCGCGCACCCCGGCGACCTGGGCGCCATTCAGTGGAAGAGCACAGGAGCGTTCGCGCGTCAGGTCTGCGAAATCATCCTCGACGGATACGAGCGGATGGGCGGAGAGATGCCACCGGAGCCAACGCAGGCACAGCAGAACGGTATCAACGCTGCTCGTCGATATGCGGCGAAGCTGGCAAGCGAAGATGACGGCCAGGACGACGACGCAGGCTTGCGTCGCCACCTTGGAGCGGAGGCCGCTTAGTGTCGCACCATACTCGTGGTCGCAAGGCCGACCCCAAGCCGGCAGATAATGCCATTCGAAAAGTACCGAAGTCGCCTGCATATTTCAGCGATGCGGCAAAGGCGGAATGGAAGCGGATCATGCCGATCCTCGTCGAGCGGCGCGTTCTGTCACCCGCAGATCTGCACGCTGCAGAACGGTTCTGCGATGCGGCCGGCGACATTGCCGCGGCTCGCACCGCTATTGCCAGCGATGGCGCTTACATCAACGACAGGCATGGCGAGATGAAGCGCCACCCTGCTTACGCAACGTTGCGCGAGGCGACGGCTGAATCCCGCCGATGGGCCGCAGAGCTTGGTTTGACACCTGCATCGCGCAGCAGGGTAACGGCAGAAGCGGAGACCAATGACGATGACGACGACTCGCCGCTCGCGGTCTAAGCCTGCAAACGACAATGCCGCCCTTGTGTCGAAGGCTTTTCCGAACTGGATCTATGACGGCACCCCGATCGACGATCCTTTCGGATACGGCGAGCGCGCCGTCGAATTCCTGCGCCGTCTTCGCCACCCCAAGAGCACGTTGCCTGGTCGCCAGTTTGTGCTCGATCCGTGGCAAGAGAGGATCGTCCGCCGCATTTACGGCCCGCGCGACGAGCACGGCCGGCGAATCGTGCGAACCGTCTTCCTTATGCTGCCGAGAGGGGCGAGGAAGACTTCGCTGAGCGCTGCCTTGTCCCTCCTGCAGACCATCGGCCCGGAGCACACACCCGCTGGCGAATCCGTTTTTGCGGCGTCGGACAGAACGCAAGCGGGCATTGCGTTTCGCGAAGCCGCAGACATCATCCGTGCCGACAAGCGGCTCGTTGCTGCGACCAAAATCAACGACGCATTCAACGCGCCCAAGCAGATCGTCTTGAAGCGCGACAATGCCGTGCTGAAAACCGTGTCATCCGACGGCGGCGCGCAGCACGGCGGCACGCCTCAATTCGTTCTCGCGGATGAGGTTCATATCTGGAAGGGGCGCGACCTCTGGGAAGCTCTGCGCACTGGCTTGTCCAAGACACCGGGCTCGCTGCTGGTCATAGCTACAACGGCCGGCCGTGGGCAGCAAAACTTGAGTTTCGACACTTATGATTATGCGCGGAAGGTTGCCCGCGGTGAAATCGAGGATCCGTCTTTCCTGCCGATCATCTTCGAGCCGGCACCTGATGCCGATTGGCGAGATGAGGCCGTTTGGCACGCCGTCAATCCAGGCTTGGCGCTTGGATATCCCGACCTTGCCGGCTTGCGCGCAATGGCACGTGAGGCGGTAGAGCGGCCAGCAGAGCGGGAGGCATTCAAACAATTCCACCTGAATTGCTGGCTGGATCACTCTGCAGCGCCGTTCGTCGACATGGATGTGTACGACGAAGGCTCCGAGACGATCGACCTAGCCGAACTTGCCGGCGAGCCTTGCTGGCTTGGCTGCGATCTTTCGTCGTCTACTGACCTCTCGGTTATCTTGGCAGCCTTCCGCCGCGGTGACGACTACATCGTGGCGCCCTTCTTCTTCTGCCCTGAAGAAAACCTGCGGCAGCGCCAGGAGGCGTCAGGAGCTCCATACGTGCGTTGGGCCGCCGAAGGGCTCATCACCGCCACGCCTGGCAACGTGGTCGATTTTCGAGCCGTGGAAGCGAAGATCCGCGATCTTTGCGACGAGTACGACGTCCAGGAGATTGCCTTCGACCCTGCACTGGCTCGCGTCATCTTGAATAACCTTCAGGACGATGGTCTGCCGGCCATCGAGTTCCGGCAAGGCGCGCTGTCGATGATGCCGGCCATAGCCGAGCTTGAGCGAGCCGTCGTGGCAAAGCGGCTCAAGCACGGCGGCCATCCAGTGTTGCGATTCTGCTTCGCCAACACCGAAGTCGAGACGAATTCGCACGGTCATAAAGTCAGGCTGAAGAAGGGCAAGAAATGGCTGTCGATCGATGGAACCGTCGCAAGCGCCATGGCGGTTTTGCGCGCGTCTCTCGGCGGCTCGGCCGAGACAGGCAGCCTTTACGATGACGACGGCTGGCAGGAAGCTCTAGCGGCGTTTAGTTGAATCTTGTATGGGTTGCAAAAGTGAGAGGGTACAATGAAAGATATTACTATTCGAGTGTGTTTTCGTGACGCGTCGGGCGCAATCACCGACGGCCAGCAAGACTTCGAGCTTACAGATTTCGCTGGTTTTCTCCCCGCGATTGGGGACCAAGTACTGGAGCCGGGTGTGTTGCAAGGGCTTGATCGTCACAAGCCTGAAAACAGGACAGTATGGACAGTCGTTGGGCGCGTCTTCAATCCAAAGGATTTGCCCAACTATGTCTGCTTGGTAGTTGAAACACGCACCGGATCAGAAGCGGACGCGTGGATCTAGGGAAACCGAGCAGCGTTTGCGCACAACCCTCACTGCATAGAGTCAAGGTGGATGACCTCGCCGAGCGGGCCGTCCTCCTTGTCATTCGCTTGTGCGGCAAGCGTTTTGAAGCGAAGCCGTTTAGCGAATTCTTCGCAGGTTTTTCTGAGCTTGGTAGGACTATCAGCTTGGTTAGAAGAACTGATAACCAAGGCTTGGATGTCCATCAGAGCCTCGACGATATCCTCGTTTCTAAGAAAGAGTTGATCCGGATTCATCTCTTTCAACGCCTCAAGGATGCCTTTCCAGGCTGCTTCTCTTACAAGCGCTTGGTATTCCTTGTTGTGGCCGGGGTCCATCAGACCTTTAATCGGTGCCATCGAAGTGCACTTTCTAGTCAGCGTAATAGTAGATCGGTTCATTTCCTGCAGCCGTACCGTCCGGCTTGAGGCCATAGATGTACTTTCCGTCGATCCACAGTGTCGGGATTTGATTCTCGTAGGAATATCCATATGCCTTATCGAGCCAGTGGATCGGTTTTGTTCCGCCCATGGCGTATAGGTACTTGTCGACTTGATACAGAGCGGCCTTATGCGTTTTGTAGTCGTAAATGTATCGAGTATCGGACATCGTTACTTCCCGCTCTTGTAGCTTCGACCCTTGACGTAAAACTCCAACAGCGCAATCAAAAGCCGCTCAAGCTTTTCCTGATCGGTTGAAAAGAACTCGAAAGGCTCGAGCTGTGGGGTTGAAGTACCGACAAAGACCGGCCGCACATACCCTCGTGGCTCTAGATGGAAAAACGCCTTCGCCCCCAAATCCTCGCGATTCTTGAAGAGCGCCGCTTCTGCGGACTTAAGGAAGTTGGTGCCAGCAGGACTTTCTTTCACCTCAAAGAGGAATTCGTGCTCCGCAGTCGTGCTGTGAAGCGCCGTCGCCGCGCGGCCGAGCATGTCTACAAAGTCGGGCCAGGCGCTCGCCGCCCCAGCCTTCCTCGCGGCTTCACGAACAGCTTCTTCCTCCTCTGCGCGCTTCTTTTCGGCGAATTCTCGGTCTTTTCTCTCGTTTTCTTCAAGCGCGGCCTTGAGGCGCTCCTGCATCTTGTTGTCCATGCGAGCTCCTGATTCGTTCGTGATCAAAAGCTTCAGCGATTGCTGAACGGTTGTCCATCAAGATGGCACTCAACTCACAATGAAAAATCGGCTCTTCTCAATCGCCAGCAACCAACTCGCCGACAAAGCCTATCGTAACTTGGGTGAATTTCGAGATGAACTGCAGATCGGCGAATGTGCGGGACGAATTTCGCGCACTATAGTCGATGCGGTCGAACCTATCGCCAACGCGCCATTCAATGCGAGCCGACGGATTTGGCCCGTATAAGTAGACGTCGACAGATCCATGCTCCGGGTCTCGATAGGAATCACGATCGCCAGGGACTGCCTCGAGCAATGCGGCAACCGCATCGCCGAAGGTCTCGCCGCGCCTCACCTCTTTGCCGTCGTCATCAAAGACTAGAGGGTCAGACGCTGCCAGCGAACCGTAGTCTCTCACCGTCTTGGCGCTATCCTTCACGTTGCGGCTGCCGGCGACCGCGATAAGCAGGTTTGCCGCGTCCTCGAATGTGACGCGGGCGACTGCGCGCCCTCTGCCGCCCATTGTGCGAAGCTCGGCCAGCGCTAGGTTGCGGTCGTGCTGGATGACCGTTCCCTCTGGAACTCCCGTCTCTCTTGCTATCGCAGCAACCAACTCCTTTGGGCTTGCCATACAGTCTCCTCGGTGTGGTGTGGTGGTGACATCCAAGTAGCACAAATTTCTTTCGCGTAAAACGCAAAAGAGGGTTGACGATGCCCCTCAATTGCGTATTATGGAAAACAGATTTGAGGCAACGAGGAAAACGAATGACACTGCACACGCTTCCGCAGGCAGACAGAAAGCTCAAAGTTCAGGATCTTGAGAATGACGTGTGCAGCCTGCTCCACATGACCCGAATCGCGGTTTCGCACATCGAGGGCGTCGTCAACTTCGAGCACAGCATCGGCAACTTGTCCGATGACGAATCAAACGGCGTAATCTTCGCTTTGTACGAGATTCACAGCCGCGCCCAAGCGCTTCGAGATCGGTTCTACGAGGCCGTGCACGGACAGAGCGCCTAATGAGTTTCGCCCACGTATCGTGGCCAGCTTCTACCTGGCGCAACGTAGCGGATGACGCAGGTTCGAATCCTGCCGTGGGCTCCATCTTCACCACAGGCGAGCGCGACACCACCGCCCCTACATGTGCGGCGCGCTCCCGCTCCATCGCGGCCAATCGCCATGCTTAACCCATGGAACACCCGCCGCGTTAGGCCGTCGCTCGCAAGGGCGGCGGCTTTATTCGCGAGCGCCCCTTGATGGCGGCGACGTGTTTTCAGTTAATTTATGTCTATCACGAGCAGCAGGAGGATGAATGACAGCGCAACTGGCAACTATCAGCAACCCGAATAACGACGGCCACGCGCGCGAGGCCTTTCTGGCTTTCGTCCGAGCCCTGGCCGTACGGCAAGCGCGCATTGACGCCATGGTCGCGTCGGCGGCCAACGATAACCGCCCATCATGAGGCGTGCCGTCATATATGCGCGGTACTCCACCGACCTGCAAAACGACCAATCCGTCGAAGACCAAATAAGATTGTGCAAGACTCATGCTGAACGGCTGGGCCTTCAAGTCGTTCATGAATACTTCGATCGCGCAAAGTCCGGAGCGTCTATGTTCGGCCGACCTGGCTTGTCGAGCCTCATGCAGGCTGCCGAGCTAGGCTCATTCGACGTGCTCATAGCCGAGGCACCTGACCGCATCTCCCGCGATATCGCCGACCTCGCCCACATCCACAAGACGCTCCGATTCCGCCAGGTCGAAATGAACTGCGTGAACGGTGGCGCCCTGGATACCGTTCAAATCGGCATGTACGGCGTCGTCGGGCAAATGCAGCGCGAAGAAGGTGCCAAAAAGGTCAAGCGTGGCATGGTGGGCGTTGTGCGCTCTGGTCGCAATCCGGGCGGAAAGGCGTATGGCTATCGGCCCGTACTTGGCAAGAAAGGTGAGCTAGAAATCGTCGAGGATGAAGCGGCGACGGTGCGGAGAATATTCGAGCTTTATTCCACCGGCTTCGCTCCGCGCACGATCGCTGCGACGTTGAATGCGGAGGGCATCCCGGCGCCGCGTGGGCTGCGCTGGAACGGCTCGACCATCAACGGCAACGGCCAACGTGGCAACGGCATCCTGCGAAACCCTATTTACGCCGGCAAGCTCATCTGGAACCGCGTGCACATGGTGAAAGATCCATCCACCGGCCGCCGCATATCGCGCGTCAATCCAGAAAGTGAGTATGAGGAAATCGACGCACAGCACCTTCGCGTTGTCGACCAGTCGCTATTTGATGCCGTCCAGGCACGCAAAGAGGCTACAGGCGGCCCGCGACCACGCGACGTGCCGAAGTCCAAGCGCTTGCTTTCTGGCCTTTTGCGCTGTGGCTGCTGTGGCGGCGGCATGGCGCTGATCGGCGTTGACCGCAGCGGCCCGCGGATCCAGTGCAGCACCTATCGGGAATCGCGAAGCTGCACAAACGGCGCTCGCTATTACATTGAGAAGCTCGAGCGCCAGGTGCTCGACAGCTTGCGCATCCAGTTTGCTGACACGGCCATCATTGACGAGTACGTCAAAGCCTACCGCGAAGAGCGCCGCAAGATCGAAGCCGAGGCGCGCAGAAACCGGAGCGCTACTGAGAAAGGCCTTGCCGACGCAAAGGCAGGCATTACGCGAATCGTCGAGCGAATCGCAAAAGGCCTGATTGATGACGATGAGGCTGCTGCGCTGCTGCAGCCGTTGCGGCAAGAGCGCGACCGACTGGAGAGAGATCTAGCGGCAAGCGAAGCGCCGTCAAACGTTATCGAGCTTCACCCGCAAGCTGTTAAGCGCTTCCGAGAGAACGTCGAGCAGCTTGCCGATATCGTCGCAACAAAGACCGGCACCGTTGATGTTGGCGCGGCAAGCGCCTTCCGCCAGTTGGTGGCGGCCGTGATCGTTCACCCAAGACAGAAAGGAGATCCCTACACGATCCAAATCAAAGGATACTTGTCGAGCCTTATCGATTCTACACTGTCGGCTAAATCGTTGGTAGCGGAGGAGGGATTTGAACCCCCGACACAAGGATTATGA